AAAGAAATCAGGCACATATATTGTGTATTTGCCCGTCATGGGATCTCTATAAGGTATCTGTATGCTTTCACTGGCCCAATTTTCAACTCCTTGATGCTCATCTAACATGCGCATGAACACGAACTCCCACGAACTACGAGCCAATGGTGTTTTCTTTCCCACATACTTGGCAGGGTTTTTCATTTCAAATCGTCCCTGTGCGAATTTAGACATTAGGCAGCTATGTTTCTTATTTGATTGGGTTTTACATCACTGGTTCTAAAACCCAGCAATGATGTGGGCACACGATTGTTGTTGAGTATTTCAGCAACTATCTGACTTAGAGAAACTCCCGGAAAGTTTTTCAATGTGTCTAGTATTTCAAAAATAGGTGTGTTGTCGAGCTTGGCCTGTCTCAGGATCACAGATGCTGAAGTAGAAGCAGCATCAAGATCAAATCCGGCCTGTTGGAAAAAACTTATCGCAGCAGTGACATCGTTGGCTGGAAATTCTAAGGCAGTTTCACCATAGTTTTCAAAATACAATTTGGTTGCCGCTGCACTGTCCTCAATGGGTTGAGCTGGTAAATTAGTAGCCATGTTTAATCACCTGTGATATTGCGTTGTCTAGCATCTGTGGTAGTTTCAGTGCTGGCACTTTTTGGAAACACAGCGCCAATAACTCCGCCTACTCGATTTGCTGCTGCCGTGATATTACCTGGATTGCTTAAGATGTTTATGGCTTCGCTGGCCAATTGATCTTTGCTGAGACTCTTGAAATTTTTATAGGTATTGAAAGTCTTGGCCAAAGTGCCTATGAATCCGCCCGGAGTACTGAACGCTGCTCTTGAACCAACATCTCCAAAAATCTGGTCAAGTCCGTCTAGCACACCGCCTTCTCCTGTGAGCGTGGCAACGCCACCCCCCGCTATACTCAGAGGACTTGGCACAGTATCATAGTGCAAGGTAGCAAATCCTTTGGGTGAACCTACACTCACATTGCCTGTGCTATACCGCACAGCTTCATATTCCAAGGTCATTTGGCTTTCGTTGAATTCATTTGCTGCATAATCCATGCCGCCATGGCTCCATGATTTTATTCGAGGATTGATTAATGTGTAACCAACGAATCGTCTACGGCTCATGGTATAGATGGTTACAGACTTAAAAAAATCTACACTTTTATCATTATCTAGACCATAACGGAAATTATCTTTATTGGTGCCGGTCGCCCTATAATGAGTAGCTTCGTATGCAGCATCTTTGTTGTGTCTATCACCGATGTAGTAGCCATAGTACAAAGCCCACATAGCACTGACTACATTGTTGCTGTCGTCGTGCAGATTGATATTCACAGGGTCATAGTTTATCTGTTTGTATAAGATTTTTTTGCGATTGTATTGATTTTTGACCACTGAATCAAAATTAAATTTAGGAAGATCAGCACTCTTGACCAATAGTCCGGCTTCGTTCTTGTGTTTGGCACTAAATGGTGACATGCCTCGCACTGAATTATCCATTTCAAAATACACATAAAACAGGAATTTGGTTTTAGGACTTAGCCGTAGATTGTTGTCAATGAATAATCTAGTGGCGTGACGATAATCACTCATTTGCCCTTTGGGCTTGGTTACTCCTTCGATTAGGCCGGAACCAAAATCTGATAGATATCTTGTGAATTTATTTGCCATACAAATATTTATGCCACAAAAAAAGCCCGATTTTTAGTCGGGCTGTTTTGAAGATTATAATTAACCTTGTGCTGTAGAAGCGCCTGTGGTTGCTGCACCAATAGTTCTGCCAACTGCTGCACCAATGCCGCCTATCGGGCTCACTGCTGTTGCACCAGCTGCGAACTGTGATAGATTGTCATAGACGATAGACAGAGCAACAGTCATATGCTCATTGGTTGAATAGTTTGCATCACCATAGTCTGCATTTTGAATGAAACATCCATACATCTCAAATGTTTCTAAGGTGCTTGGTACTAAAGAACCATTGCCACCGTCAAGCACTTCTATGCGTGTGGTAAATTTGTAGTCAATGCCTGAACGTGCAGAAGCCTGTTCCATGAAGTCAAACTGTTTCTGGATCTGCTGTCCTACCATTTTCTGTACCTGGCCGCTGGCATCATCACGCAGTGTTAGCGTCACTGGTTCTAGTGCATGCCTACCGGCTAATTTTACCTTGGAATTATAGACATCCAGCGTCATTTCTTCAAATGATACTTTTGGTCTTGTAACATCCTGTACCTGTTTGGTAAGTTCTGTTGCTGCGGCAACTCCAAATCCCAACAGTGTTACTCTGAAGCGGTATTTTAACTTTGGCATCAACAGCACCTGAGTGCTGCCGGCTGCATTAGTTGTTGGAATACCAATGTTGTTAAGCGATGTAATTGCCATTTTTAAATTTCTCCTGTGTTCTTGATACGCAATGGAATGTAAATGAACTCAATGGCTTTCACTGGCTCTATAGCGATATCAACATAAAGTTCGTTGCGATCGATACGAGACGGAGTGTTATTGCTTTCATCACACACAACCGCAAAGTCGTAGATTGCTCTCAAGCCTACCAATTCCAACAATAGGCTTTCTGCCGCTTGTTTGATTTCGTCTCTGGTAATCTTGTCATTGGGTTCAAACAAATATGGACGAGCCAACTTGTTCAACTGGCTACGTAGATATACTACCAAACGTGCTACGTTGATACGATCCAATGCTGATGCATTTCTTGCACGAGTCTTTTGACCATATGCTACCAAGCCAACGCCATTGAAGAACGGTATTGGATTGATCTTTAAGTCATATAGTGTATCACGTTGACCTTCGTTAAGAGCCACTGTTTGGAATTCACCTGTAGCTGCATCAATGTATCCCACTGCTGTAGCATTGGTAATTCCACCACGGCGTGTACCTGCCGGTGCAAACCATGGGAAGCTGACATTGTCGCTGAGTGCGATAGTCTTCAGCATCATATGACTTGCTGGAACCACTGCGTTAGAACCGCTTAGGTCTGTGGTAAATCCATTTGGATAGTATGTGGCCAAGTATTCATCATATGTCACAATACCGCCATCACCGTTGTCTGTGACTAATGCTGCATTAGTACCCCAGTTGTTCAACGAAGTAGCATCTGCAGGTAATCTCAAAGGTGTATCACCTATGACAAACGCAGTAATGCCTCTGTCAATGTTGAGATTCACAAGATTGCTCATTGTTTCTGGATAACCTGGGCAAGCTATGATATTAAAGTTTCTGCGTTCTTCATCACGGATTTCTTGACTTGTGTCAATCGCTGATTTCAGCGCCTGTGTAACCACTTTGCGTTGTGCGTTGCGACCAAAACTTCCTGATCCGTCTTCGTTGTTGCCTGAAGCTGTTACCCAACGATCTGGATAGTAGGTTTCCATGCTTAAACCTGCGCCGCTGACAAAGGCCGATCCAGACAATGTAGCTGTGCTGGTTCTTGGATTGTCGCTGGCTGTGTCAATATAGTTATTCTGATACTGTTTGACGTTGCCGCCACTGCGTCTTAGATTATACAGCAAAATGCCTTTTGGATATAGTGCTGGATCTGGAGCATCCGGGTCTAAGAAGTTGTTGGTAATTAGATCTTCAATAGTTGATTGACTTGATGAAGTGCCTGCTGTGTTCCAGCGAGCATCAGCAAACAACACACCTTCTTCTGTGGTTTGATCTGTCTTGTCAACTAATTCCCAACGCAGTGTAGCATCGCCTATGTCGGTTAGATTGTTGTTGTATCTGTATATGGTTGGGAAGTTTTCTAGATCGGCTGTGCTGATCCATAGATCACCTGATACAGTAACACCTGCTACATACGGATTGCTGGCAGCTACAACAGGTAGGTAACCTGTTCTTAGAGTTGCTGTTGCAGCTTCGTAATAAGGCGCTGTTGCATGTCTATAACCCACAAACGTGTTGCCATTATGGACCATGATATCAACATCAGCAAAGTTAGGATTGTACCATAATTGTTGATCTGCTGCTTCATTTAATGGAGCATCTGGGCTGGCTGAAAATCTTGGATCATACGCTGCGAGTGGCTGATAGCCTGATGCCAAATAGTCATCTGTAGCACCTGTGGCAAGATCTTCGGCGCCTGTTGCACCACTGCCCAATGATATGTTGTAGAAGTTTTCTGTGCCAGCTCTGGTCTTGATGTTGTATGGTGTGAATAGTGTCGACAACGGAGTACCTGTGCTGTCTGTAAGTCTAAAATCGCCACCGTCATTGTGAGTAATTACCAATCTGCTCTGGGTCGCTGTAACAGCTACTACAGAAGCTTCAATGTTTGTGAATCCAGCTGCATTGATAGCAGCAGCCAACTTGTCTGCATCTGTGTTGTCACCGGTTGGTGCATTGCTAGTAGCAGTACTTAGAGTAATTGTCTTAGCTGCGTCTAGGGCCAATTGGCCAACTATGCTTTCTGCAAGTGTAAACACTCTTGTAGAAGCAGCGGTAAAGGTTCCACTCTTGATAATATTGCTGGTTACGCTGGTGCCTTGTCCTGCGGCCACATGTCTATACCATACACGGAATTCAGCTGTATTTGGTGTAGCGTCAAATCCACTGTGTTCCTGTGCATTGCTTTGCACAAACACACTTTCTGCGCCAATGTTTGCACCGCCGCCGCTGCGATCTAGATAAAACAAAGCTGCGTTTGTAGACGCATAGATAGGAGCTTCTGATGCTACCCATGATGATGTGGCTGAACTCCATTGCTTGGCTCTCCATCTAGCACCTTTGTTTGGCTCTGTTGTTTTGATCCATACAGATCCTGTAGCGTAACCTTGTACTGTGGTAGTGTTGTCACTGCGTTTGAAAGCAGGTATATCTGTATGGGGTGTTTGTTGCAGCGCAGGGCTGATGTATTCACCTATTTCAATGCCAATAGTGGCCCAAGATGCTGTGCCGTTATCTAGCATTACCCTACCGTCTGCTCCAGTAGAGTCGCCAGCTGCACCGTCAGCTGCTGATGTGCCATCTGAATAAATGTATAACTTGTTGGACAATACTCTGGCTGTGACACCTGTGATCGCCGCAGAATTGATGTTCGCAGCGGTTGTAGCTAAAGTTCCAGAGGCAATTGATGTACTGTTTATAAACAATGTACCCGACATTGTGCCTGCGTAAGTTGAACTTAGTGCTACTGGCCAGCTGGCCTTCCAAGATTTCGAACCTACTAGAACCCATTCGCCGGCATCAACTGCTGTGCCGCCGCCTGCTATGCCACCATTACCCGAGGACTTGTAGTAGATTCTTGCTAGGTCTTCTGCGGTTCCATATGATGTATCGCCTTCCACGGTTTGAAACACCACTGCGTAATCACCGATCTGTCCCACCGCTTCTTTAGGCGCATTTCCGTCTATCTTGGATGGATAGTCAGCGTCTGTGAGTACAGTAGGTATCTTGTTTGTAAATTTCTGTCCACCTGTGGTAGTAGCTGCTGCACTGTTCCACTCTTGGATACCCCAAGTTGTGGCCTGTGTGTCAATCCACCATTTGCCATTGGTCGGACTCGCTCCCGGGGCATCTACTTCTGGTGCAAGTTCATCTAAGTCTACATCAGCACGAACAATAAATGCCGCGTTGCTTACACCTAGCAAACTGTAAGCTGCCAATAGTCCATATTCGTTGCGCTCTGAGCCATGAATGGGAGTTGAACTTGCTGTTTGCTCAAAGAACGGAATGCCAAAGAGATCTGTAAGATCTCTCTGACTAGTAACTTTGAATGCTTTGCCAGCATTTGCTTTGGTTGTTGCTGAAGCTGTGGTCGTACCAGCTCCGTTTGTTTTATCTTGGGCTGTAGCTACGACAATAAGAGGGACCGTACCAGGTTCTGCTGGTGTATAAAAACTCTCGTCGATTACCGTAACTTGTACGCCTGGTGATGTTAGTGCCATATCGCCTATTCTCCTGGTAATAGTTGCTCATAATATTTAGCATTCTGTTCCAAAAACAGCCAGTTAGACACATAACAAAAGGGGTCTAAAAGGGTAAATATCAGATGCGACCACTCTGCAAGGCCTGCGCACAGCGACCTAGAGCCATTAATTACTACAAAGACACTCGTGCCTACTATAGAACACTGTGTGAAATCTGTTTATCACACGGTGCGGGTGCGCATGTGCCTCGTTGGCAACGTGCAGGATACAAACCCAAGACCGTGTGTGAA